CAAGGTATTAACGCATGAAGAAATCGTGAGAATGATCATTCACGGTTGCAAGGGATGGATTGAATCCCCAATTGAGAAGGTGCGGGAGCGCTATGCTCAACTGAAAGGAGAAAGCGCGTCATGAGCAAGGACGTAATCGAGCAATGCGCGAGCGCTTTCATCGCCACGTTAACGAAGGAGGAGCTTGCCTATTGCACGGACAAGGAAGGAGAAACTACTTGGCATCCTCATACTGCAAAGCAGCGGGGTGACTATTTCGGATTTGTCGCCTTGCAGGACTTGATGGACGCGAACGTTGAGCTAGTGAATGCGATTGACGCGCTAGGTTTACCCTTGGATCAATGCCCTATTGAGTTGCGTGGATTTAGCGCAAGCGAGGAAGAGATTGAGTTTCTCAATCGAGTAGTTAAGCGCATTGATGCCAAGCTGAAAGGAGAAACCACGTCATGAGCCTACGCAAATTTAGCGCAATCGTGCCGGAAGTCATGGCTGAGATCACGCGATTGATTGATGCCAAGCAACGGGAGAGACGGGGGGATGTACGGGAAGGCGTACGGGAAGGCGTACAAGCGGGCAAGGCGTGTGATGCGTGTGATCCACTGGTCGAGAATCGACCCGCTGATCCACGCAAGCGCGTAGGGCGCGCAAGGCGTGGACGTGGGGGGAGACAATTGGAACTAGAACTGCAACAAACGATAAGGAGGAATTAGGATATGACATTACAGGAAGCAATAAACAGAGCGGATTCCATATTCACTAACATATGGATGGAGGCGGGAGCATCGGGGCATGAGGTTATCATAGGCAAAGATGACGCAATGAAAGCTTGCGCTGATTTCCTGAGCCATGAATTCGATGCGAATGATGACGCGATTTACAACAAAGAAGGCCGAGCAATCGCTTACGTCAATTTTGACGAGAGAAGCGCTGATTCTAGTTTTACACTGGAGCTTGGTAGTTGCTAACAACAAAACAGAAAGGAATTAGGACAATGAACAACGACAAGACTAAGGAGAAACGGGCGGGCTTTACGCCTGGCGGAAGGATGAAACAAACAACAATATTGTGCGAAATTGTGGAGGAAATATTCGGGGCGTACGTTGAACCCAAGCTCATGCGAGGCGCGCCCGGTGAGCATCACGTAAAGGCATGGAACTTGATTTCCAATACCGAGGGATGGGTTGAGAAACGGGTTGAACCCAAGGAGAATGAAACGGATGATGTAAAGTGGTACGAAATGCTTGGTGAGCGATTGTTGAGGGTTTGCGGTAACCGTTCCAAGTTTCAAACCAGGGCTTGCGTCCATGCTCGTTGGCCTAATGGCAACGTGCGCACGGTCAGGATGACCGTCTTATGGGATCGTCCGAGAATATCCCCGCTTGATCGGGAAACCTATGGAGAATGGACTCTCAGGCTATTTGAAAAGGGCAAGCGAACCAAGATTGTTTCCAGGCATCGCGGGGTTCTTGAATGCGATGGTGACGAATTGCATGATGCTTTGCCGGACGATGCGCGGAATTTTGAATGCGAACCCGATGGACGATCCATCCTTTACTATGATTCCAAAGATGATGGTGATACGGATTGGAAATACTATGAGTTTCGCTTTCAACCGAAACGCAAGGAGAAACTTGCCAAGGCAGACGGGGGGGCGGAAGCATGAGCATTGAACTAATCGTGTTTCTGAAGTTCTGCGCATGGACAATCCCTGCGATCCTGCTCTATGGCTTCCTGGCATGGGACGGGAGGCGCGAAAGCGCGAAGGAGAAACTTGAAGATTAAACTTTTGTTCCAGTCCTTGCGCCCTCGCGAGTGGCTCGCATAACCCTCGCGGGGGCGTTTTTAAGGGCTTGAACGCAATGAACAACGTGATTAAACACTAAGGAGAAAGAACGACAATATGGACAACGAACAAGAACTATACGCATGGTGCTGCCTGCAAGCCTTGCTGAACAAGGCCGGGTATTTATCCGAGGAGAGAAAAGAGAAACTGCGCGAATTGAGCGAGGGTAAGGACTTCTTTGAATATTACGAAGGAGAAATCGAAAAGAACCATGACAGTTTCCGCTTGGTAGTGGAAGAGGAAGGAGAAACGGCATGAGCGAGGAATACGCTTTAAGTAAACTGCAAGAGGGCATTGCGATGATTGCAAACGCAGGCGGATGGAGTGTAGCAATGGCAACGAAGGAGGACTTCCCCAAGAGATTTACGGATGATAGCCCGGTTGGGTTGATACTTTTTCAAGGAGAGGAGAAATACGTGATTCACGAGGACGGCATTGTTATGTTTGTTCCATCGGGAGAAAAGACAACCGATCCCGATGATTGGATGCCTCTCGTTGCCTCTCTTATCGCGAAGCGGGAAGGAGAGACGGCATGAAGATAGACAAGCGATCAGAGGAAAGCGTGTATATCACTATCAACGGTTGGGTATATTACATTGATGATTCAACTGACGAGCAAATCATGGACAAGTGGCGCGAGGGTAGCGTGCAGGAATCCGGGAATGCGTTTGACGTGGAAACGCGCCGGGCGCGCGAGGAGATGGAATCCGGCAATGAGAAGACCGAGTATCCGTTTGGGGAAGGAGAGACGGCATGACAACCTTCCATGGTCACCCTATCCCACGCCTTGAGAAACTGAGAAAGGAACGCTTGGTGCGCGAGCTTGTGACGTTCTTGAATCGCGGAATGTGGGAAGATGCCAAGCGCTTGATGCTTGCGGAGGGCGCGCCGCGCGAGGAGATGGAAGGAGTGATTTCGCTATACCATGAGAGGTTTGTCGAACGGAGAATCGCGGATGACGTCCAAGCGTCAAAGCGTCAGGTTCTCGAATCCAAGGAGATTGTCCCCTCGCGGGAAGCAAATGCCCGATAGGGTGTCATCCGCATAGAGATACCTGAGAAAGTAAGGCAAGTATCCGTTGTCCTGTTCGAGCAGTCGGACGTATGCGAACGCTTCGAGGTCTTGGGCCAGGTGTATTCGATCATCCGGGTGAAACCATTCCTCCACGGTTTTCGGTGATCCGAAACGATCCTCGAAATCCTCGCTCTTGTATGAGAACGAGAACTTTGAATCCTTCACGGTAGCAACGAAGCTGCAAATATCATGAAATTGCGCGAATATATCTGTCATGGACGAGATTCAGAAGCGCTCCTCATGGCCTTGTCAAGTTTCTTTCATGCTTTCCCGCAAAGGCTTTTGGATAGCATAGGGGGCGTTAAAGGCGTTTTGATCCGAAACATGACCTTGGGTATTCCTGAGCAGAGAAAACGCCTTCTAGCCCCCTTCTCGGTCACGCAATGTATCCTCTTGTAACTTTCTGTAGTTCACCAAGGTAACTCGCTAGGAGAAACGGGCTTGTCATCGTTCAAGCGAGGTTCGATATGCGTGGAGAAACGTCCGAGGGGTTTCTCAAACTCAGCAAACGATTGTCCCGTCTCTCCGTTGCGGTTCTTCGCGAGGTTCATCCATATGCAATCCTTGCTTGGCCCGAGTTCCTTCTCCACGTCCAGGAGGATCACGCAATCCGCATCCTGTTCGATACTCCCGCTCTCGCGCAGATCGCTCAGACTTGGACGTCTATTTTCGCGGGCAGAAGACCGGTTAAGTTGACTCAATCCTAGAATCGGAATCTCGAATTCCATAGCCATGCTTTTGAGACTGCGGGAGATCGCGCTGACTTCCTGCGTGCGGGACTCGAAACCCGGAGAGGAAAGCAATTGCAAATAGTCTATGACTGCAAATCCGAGATCCCCTTCCAGGCGTTGTTGGGCGAGAAACGCCCCGAATGCTTCCAGGGTTGCTTGGTTGTCATCCTTGAAAGTGATGGGCCAACCCTTCATGGAAGATGCGGTATCCGCAAGCCTGGTCTTGTGCTGCGCGGTTAACGCGCCTTGCATGGTCGGGCGCGGGACTCCGCTTGCATTGGCAAGTAGCCTGCCCGCGCATTCCGAGGCACTCATTTCCAAGCTCGCATAGGATGAACGGATGCCCTTCCTCGCGGCCTGCATGGCAAGATGAATAGCAAGCGCGGATTTGCCCACGCCCGGTCTTGCGCCTATTACGTACAGGCATCCATTCTTCAATCCACCACCGAGGTGCGAGTCCAAGCGTGAGAAGCCCGTGGGTATGGCAGAGAAGTCACCCGCATCTTGTGCGAGAAATTCCGCATGAGCGTCCTGCACCGCTTGCTTGACGTGTACCTGTCCCTTGCGCGAAGTGAATGCTTTGGAAACCTCAGCAGTGAAGGAAGATGCAATCTCCTCCGCGCTCTTCTCGGTAAGCACGCCATCCTGGGCGGAGAGCAATGCGCGGTTTACCGCGCGAACGTTGCGATGCTCGATTAGATGATCGACGTATCTTTCCACGTTCCCGCCACCGTATTGCTGAGAAATGAAGGTTATCGTGTCGCTCAGTTCCGGCAGTTCCATCATCACGTCCACGTCGTTGCACGCAGGAGCGAGCTTCGAGAGAACTGAGAATATGCGTTGCCTGTCGGGTGATCCGAAATCCTCCTCCGTGAGATGTTCCAGTGCGGTTGCCGAGGATCGGCCCGTGTCATCACGCATTGAACTTGCGAGAACCGCAATCTCGGCTAAATCATAATCCACACTGCCATGAGGTTAAAGATTCTTGATTTTCGGAACTTCCGCGATTTGGGGAAAATTTGCCAAGAGATAACCATTGACGGCAAGCGCGAATGCTTTGTTCCAATTCACGTATTTGTAATCCTTCGCCTCAGCTTGGGCCTTGAAAAACCTGACTGCCTTTTCGTGATCGACTTTCGCCTCTTCGGAAATTGCTCTCGGGGGATCGAAGTCATCGGGCAAAGAGGTCTTTGGTTTGCGCTTGGGTTTGGGCTTTTCGCTCTGCCGTGATTTCGGAGGATTCTCGGCAAGCGGGCTATACATAGTATATTCATTTCGTAAGAAATGACGTGCGCACGCGAGGCGTTTACGTAAAACATCCATGATTAGTACGTTAATCGCGGCAGAAGGTTGGATACCGTATAGCTCGCAATACTCGTCCAGGATGGCATTGGGATGCTCCCCTAACGTGAGTCTTTTTTCCTTGTTTTTCGACATGTTACAATAACCCGGTTATGGTGAGTACGAATGATAGGATTAGCCATACGAATACAACCAAGGACACTAGGAACATGAGGTGTATCATGGCTTTCAGTAGTAAATCTTTCATTAAATACATGAGTGTACGGAAGTGAAGTCCTTCCAATGCCTTACGATGAATAACCAAGCTTCATCTGCATTTGCGACTTGGTCTAGTTTCCAACAAACATCCGAGATTACTCCGTGATCCTGTACGTATTCCAGGATGTTTGATGGAGGAATGACGTATTCCAAGGATAACCATTCAAGTCGGTTCATAGCTTATGTACCTTCTCCGCATAGCGCTTGATCGTTTCAACCGGAACTAGGTATGCTTCCTTTTGTTTCACGTCTCCCTTGCCCACGAACTTGGCAGGGCGCAAAGCTTCCTTCCTGATCAACTTGCGGATGGTTCTAGGCTGCATGAATATGTACTCCTCACCCGTGTGGAAGATCCACCAATCTGCTTGGGTTGTACTTAACCCCGAGGGTTTCCCCCCGAATGCAATTTCCACGACCAGGTTGCCACTGTATCGGGACTTCCAATCCTGTTTGACCTCATAAGCCATCTTGGTATTCGCGGTAAAGAAATCGTACCCCTTGAACTTGCCCGGTATTGGGATCGGGAGATGTCCATGCTCACGCATGAAGTTCATTATCTCCTCCTCTCGTTCCTTGCCTACGCCCAGGCTGTTACTGAACTGGGGCATCCTTATTAATAAAGTAGTGCGCAATCAGAACGGCATCCGCAGTCGCTAGGGTAATCTCTTTCCCAAGGTCAGGGTATAGCCTGGTCGCATGATCCTTGAGCAAGCGCTTGCGTTGCGCCCCGGACGTCTTTGCCAAGCCTGACAATCCCTTTTGCCATGTCTTGGGGGGGACGAGGTGGCAGGGGATCTTCACGCCCCGTGCAAGTCCCTCATAAAAGCCACAACTCTTCCCTAGCTTGAAGCCCGCGCTTGAAGGGATGTTCTTGCCCGCAAAGGGCGGCACGTCCTCAAGTACAAGTTCAAGCGGGCAATCGGGATTCCCCAGCAAGTCGTGAACGTCATCCACGAAATCCGACAAGCTCGTGAACTTCCAAGCCTGTACGACTTGCGTGCCTACGAACTGACAAAACCCGCCACTCGCACCCGGATCAATTGCAATTATACACTTCTCAAGTCCCGTTGACATCGCCACAATCTTCCTCGAACGTAATCACCACGTCGGGGTCGCTCACGTTGTTCAAGTCTTCACCCTCGATCAAGGCAAGCAACTGTTCGATGAGCGCATTCTGCACGACTACTGCGCCATTCCAATCGCTCTCGTCAATGTGCTTGCTCGCAAAGTCCACACCCTGCTTGATTCGTTTTATTTGTTCTAGTCGATTAGCCATTTGTCTTCAGTCTCCTGTTGGTTGTTGTTACGCATAAATTTCTTCAGTTCCTTCTCACTCCACGCCTGAGCGACTCCGCCCTGCCCAAGCCCGCCCGCCACCTTGTAGCACGTTAACTCCACGTCCTCGCTCGCATGTAATTGCAGGAGCGAATTGATCGAGCGGTATCCGGTGAGTTCGAGAGCCTTCTTAGTGTTGAGCAACTTTACGGTCTTCCCGCTCATGCCGCCCTGCCCTCGCTATCGAATCGCAAGGCTTGCGCAAAGTCTGCCATGTCAATCGTCCTGCGATTGCCTATGTTGCGGGTTTCCAAACCATGATCCTTCAAGATTCGGTAGACGTAGGTTCGGGAGACCTCGAACTTGTCGGCAATCTCGGAGATGCTCAGACGATTATTCAGGTTATTCCCGAGGTTGAGCGTCTTTACTTCATCGCCATAACCTGGCCATACGCCACTCTCCATACACGTTGCCCAAAGCTTGCAAGCTTCCGACATGCGACTCTTCTGTCTATCCACGTCGGACGCGCTCAGGGTGAACGCATTAGTGAGGTAAGGCGGGGTCTTCTCAACGCATACGAATACGAATTGCTTTGGGTTCTCACCCATCAATCGCAAGGAATGCAAGTACCACGCACTTTGGAACGCATAGCCATACTTCACCACCGAGCGGGCAAAGTCCTTCGCGCTCGCACTCTGCGTAGTTTTCAAGTCCACCACCACACCCGCGCCGGGATTCCATAAGTCGGGACGTACCTTGCAGTCAGCACCCTCATGCTCGAAAAAACCCGTCCCCTCGATCACGCTCTCGGGATCTTCGAGATAGGTCTGCATAATAGGATGTTCCCGCGCCTCGGCAGCCATGTTCATACAATGACGATAGTCGCTTGGCGCTAACCATCGCTTGTCAGGAGCATGATCCTGCATCGTCTGAAACGATGCCTTGTACGCTTTCGTAAGCGGGCTATTCCCATCGATGGACTCAGGCTTGACCGAATACTCATCATCGAGCTTGAACGGTTCAAGTGTAGCCGTGTGGGTACACCCTCCGATTACGAAGTGTTTCGCATCGCTCGGAGTGGGATGTTGCATGTCATGCCACACCTGTTTCGGGGTGCGCGTGAGCATCGCCCACGCCACGCTCCGACTCAGATCACCCGAAGCGTGATAAGCCGAGTTGCTAATGTCCGTTCGTAATGCCATCAGTAAGGATTCTCCTCGTCTTCCGCTTCCGGTTCTTCAAGCTTGGCAGGCTTCGTGGCCTTAGTAGGGGCAACGGGTGCATCATCAAAGGGATCGCCACCATCATACAACGCTTCCAGGTTGACCGGGGTGGCCTTGACCATTCCTACGGCAGTCTTCTCTAGTGGCTTGTGGGGTTTGGGGGTCATCACGTAGGACGTGTCAATGCCCTCGCCATTCCTTATGACTGCAATGTCATACTTGCGCGGGTCACCCCATTCCTTATCCTCGGCAAGCGTGACTAACTCGGTCTTCAAGCCCGCTTGGGTAAGCTCAAGGATTTGTACGCACGCTTCCTCGTAGTTCCATACTAAGAATGCAAAGAACTCCTTGGGTTTCTCAGCAAATTCGCGGGGCGCATCTTCGCCAAGCCTCCAACGAAAGGGTTTGCGGTTACCTTCATTATCCTCACCCCATCCGATCATCCCTTGGATAAGCCCAGGAGGTGAGGTATCGCTTGAGCCGACAATGCGGAACTTGTTCTCACCTTGCGTGAACCTGTAGTAATTACCCGAGCCACCCGCAGGCGAGGGTTGTATGTTTGTTAGAAATCCCATGTTATTTTAATCTTTGTGTATTTTAGTGTTGCTATGTGTGTTTTTATGTGAAAAAGAGTGTTCCATGCCAAGAGAAACAAGTAAGACGAAGCCCATATCATTACGTTTAAGTACCGAGGTTCGTGAACGAGTGAAAAAACTCGGAGACGATACCGGAC